CACTTTCAAACAAACTAAAGCCAGCTTTCGATACATTGTCTAAAGCAGGTATCAAGGCTTTAGAAGCGATTATGAATCAGATTGATAAGGTTGATTTCAATAAACTAGCAACAAATCTAGAAGGCTTTTTAAGCAAGATAGACTTTGAAGCGGTTATCGGAAAAATAACATCATTCGTGGGTTCAGCCGTTGCAAAAATCAAAGAGTTTTGGAAAGGCTTCACAAATACAAGTGCGATTTCTGATTTTAAACAGGCATTGAGCGAAGTTCGGGAGGCAGTTAAGAAAGTATTCTCTTCTCTTTCTGGTGGAGACATGGCGTCTTTCGGTGAAAAGATTGGGAAAGTATTGTCAGTAGCTTCTGAAGCGATAAAAGCTTTTGCTAAAGTCGTTCAGAGTCTAAGTCCTGAACAAATTCAAGCAATCGCCAAAGCTTTTATTGGTTTTAAGGTTGCTCAAAGGGCAATAAAACCTGTTGCAACCGCCTTAATAGGACTAAGTAAAGGTGTAGGCGCGGTTAAAGCCGTTTTTGGTGGTTTAGCAAGCTTTACGAGAGTGGCAAAAGCTTTAGGTGGTATTGCTAAAGGCTCACAAGCCGCAAGCTCAGCCTTAACGTTCATGGCAGGAAGTTCAAAACTTGCTAAAGGTGCAATGGTCGGTTTGAATATCTTTAGTAAAGTAGGCGGATGGATTGGCATGGCAGTTAAAGCAATCGTTGCTTTCCTTGGACCAGTCGGTTTAGTGATTGCTGCAATCGTGGCAATTGGTGCAGCTTTTGTTATTTTATGGAATAAAAGCGAAGCCTTCAGAAACTTCTTTATTGGTTTATGGGATGGTATTGTTAACGTTGCTTCCAACGCTTGGAAAGGTATTCAAGGTGCTTGGGATGGAATGGTAGAGTGGTTCTCTAATCTATGGAACGGAGTTAAGGAAACAGCATCAAATGTTTGGAATGGTTTCTTAGAGACGGCTAAACCAGTAATAGATGCCATTAAGAATGCATGGAATAGCATTACTGAGTTCTTTTCTGGGCTTTGGGAAGGCATTACACAGTTTGCTTCTAATGTTTGGAACAGCTTTGTAGAGGGTGCACAACCAATCGTGGAAGCATTGATGAATGTTTGGAACGCTTTGACAGAGTTCTTCTCGGCGCTATGGGACGGTATTGTTTCAATCGCAAAAACGGTTTGGAATGGTATTGTCGAAGTTGTTACGGCTGTAGTTGAAACGGTTAAAGGCGTATGGAACGGTATAACAGAGTTCTTTACTAATCTTTGGAATGGTGTTGTAGAAGTTTCCACGAATGCATGGAATGGCTTTGTTGAATTCATGACACCTATTGTTGAAACACTTAAGGGCTTGTGGAATGGTTTTGTTGAGTTCATGACTGGCGTTTGGAATGGTATTGTTTCAGTTGCTACTACAGCATGGAATACACTTCAACCTATCGTCGAAGCGGTATGGACTGCTATTCAAACGTTTATCTCAACTGCTATCGAAAATATCAAAACCGTCATCTCAACAGGAATGCAAATTGTTCAAAATGTATGGAATGCAATTTGGAATGTATTTACTACAATCGTCCAGACTGTATGGACTGTTATTTCAACGATTATTTCAACTGTATTGAACGTGATAGCAGGCATTATCCAAACGGTTACGGCTGTTATTAAAGGCGATTGGAGCGGAGCTTGGGAAGCTATTAAAGGTATAGCGGAGACTGTTTGGAATGGTATTAAAACAGTTATTTCAACTGTCATTAATGCAATCAAGGACGTCATTAGTACTGTTTTAGGAGCTATTAAAGATACTATAACAACAATTTGGGATGGTATTAAGACAATCATTTCAACAACAATCAACGCAATTAAAGAGACTGTAGTAAATGTTGCTAACGGTATGAAAGAAGGTTTCTTGGGTGCGATGGACGCACTTAAGGGCGGAGTTTCTAGCGCAATTGATGCAATCGGTGGATTCTTTGATAAATTATGGCACATTGACTTAAGCGGTGCAGGTCGTGCGATTATGGAAGGTTTCATCGGAGGTTTGAAATCGATGTGGAAAGGTGTTACAGACTTCGTAGGCAATATCGCTGGCTGGATTGCATCGCATAAAGGTCCTATCTCTTATGACCGCAGATTGCTTATCCCAGCAGGGGAAGCTATCATGGGCGGTTTCAATAGAGCTTTAATGGGTGGTTTTGAAGATGTCAAAGGCAATGTGTCTGGAATGGCAGACGGCATCCGTTCGATGTTCGATGACGCAGGATCTAGAGTTTCCGCTATGTCAAATGCTTTACAAGGCGACTTTTCTAATAACGTATCTGGTACATTATCAGCTACTTATGAAGTTAACCAGACGAAAGAGCCTGCTGTTATCAACCTTGCGCTTGGTTCAAATGACTTCAGAGCCTTTGTTTCAGATATTTCAAATATTCAAAGTAAAGAAGAAAGGATAAGATTGAAGGCTTCAAGCCTTTAATGGTGGTTTAAATGTATACTTTTAACGACACAACAAAAGGCACGCCAACATTTAACTCTGGTTTAGAAGTTCAATTTGGCGGTGTAAGCCTCAATCAAGAAATGAATAACGAGGACGGAACGTTTTTTGTGGCGAATACCACGGGACGGGACGTCCTTGATTTTCACCATGAAACAGCGAATATAAAAGGTCGAGACGGTCAATATCTCTATGGTGCCACTTACAAAGAGCGTGAAATTGAGGTACAGGTCAGACTTACTGGTTATACTGATTTGGGAATGCGAAAACAATATGAGCGGTTAAACCGCTTGCTGTTCTCTCGACAAGCTAAGAAATTAGAGTTTGGTGATGATGGAGAGAGATATTACAAAGCTATCTTTTCAAAAGTTAAGAAACCCGAATTAGAAGATGCGAATGATACAGTTATCAAGTTGCATTTTATTTGTTATGACCCGTTTAAATATACTGAGCCTAAAAGTACAGGAAGTAACAAGGTAATTTATAACGGAGATTTTCCAACAGAGCCTATTTTGTACCTTACAACTCAAGAAAGTTCTGAAATTCGTATCTTACACCTTGAAACACAAAAATATATCAGATTAAAAGCTACTTACGTTGATGGTTCAAGTCTGGTTATTAATTGTGAGACTAGAGAAATCACGTTAAACGGTAGAAACGAGTTGAAAAACTTTGATATGGTTAACAGTCGATATTTTAAGCTTCAAAAAGGCGTGAATACATTTCAAGTTGAAGGTGCTACATTGAATGATATCCAGTACAAAGAGGTGTTCGCATGATTTATTTATTTAATCAAACGGAAGAATTGATTGATGTAATCGATGAAGCGAGCCTTGCAGATTTTACTCATACGATTGAATTGAACCAATTTGATAGAGCGAGCTTTGAAATACCAGTAGACTACAAACCTGAAATTATCAAAGAAGCCCAGTTTTTCGGTTTTCAATCGAGAGACGGGGCTTTTTGTTTATTCAGGATTTCGGAAAAATCTTACGACCTCGGCTTAACTATCCAAGGGATAGACAGGGCAGAAAGTGACTTACATTCATTCATTATCGAGAATAAGCGTCCTAAGGGAACCGCTGAACAAGTGTTGAGTGGAATTTTAGAAGGAACAGGCTACCAATTAGGAAATGTAGATGGCTTGACTAGAACAGGGAAATTGAGTTTCTACTACATTTCAGTTCGTCAAGCCCTCGTTAAAATCATTGAATCGTATGCTTGCGAGTTCAAGATTAGATATACCTTTGTAGAAAATAAGATAATCGGACGATACATTGACCTCAACCAGCGTTTTGGACGTGTTACAGGACATCAATTTGAGTATGGCACTAACATTCTAGACGTAACCTATGAAGAATCGTCTGATGAGGTTGTTACGGCCTTAATTGGGCGTGGTAAGGGTGAGCAAAGCACGGATGAGAATGGAGAAGCTACGGGCGGTTACGGTCGTAGAATCCAGTTTAAAGATGTTGTGTGGTCGGTTGCAAACGGCGACCCCGTTGACAAACCAGTGGGACAGAATTATGTAACAAATGAAACTGCTAGAAATATCTATGGATTACATCAAGATGGCGTTATTAAGCATCGTTTTGGTGTATATACCAATGAGGATATTGAAGACCCTACTGAGTTGCTGAAAGCGACTTACAAAGAATTACAACGCTTATCCGTTCCAATCGTTACGTTCAAAGCTAATCTCCTAGATTTAGCCAATGCGATTGAGCAAGATGTTTGGATTGGTGACAGCGTCGGAATCGTAAGAGACCAGATAGGAATCGCTTTTGAAGCTAGAATCCATAAATTAGTCATCGATAAATTGGATAATAACCGTTCAGTTGCTGAATTAGGCGATTATCAAACGTTACAGGCTAAAGACCGTGCAAGTCGTCAACAAGCTATCAAAGAAGCAGTTGGTGACTTTAGCGAATCACTATTCGAACAATCTATTGCGAATGAAGTTGAAAGACGCAACAAGGAGATTGACGAAAAGGTTCGTATTATACAACTTGAGATTGATAACGTTGTAAAAGAATACCAAAACAAAGCTCAAGATTTCAGCGCTAAAATCCATGAAGAAGTGGAGAAAGAGCGTCCTGAGTTCTTGAAGCGTATTCGTGAAGAGTTGATGAGTGGCGCGGACTCAATTGCTGAATTAAGTAAGAAATTAGAGCAGGTAAGCGAGACCGCAAGAATCAATGCTGGTCTAATTGGTGGCGATGGAACCGCTAAGTATAACAAGAACCGTCTCAATGGTAGCACAGCTAAGAAAATCGCCTACGGTACTGATTATGTTGAAGTCGGACACAATGGAGAAGGCTTTGAGCTAGGTAAGCAGTACGTTATTAGTTGGTCAGCAACATGTACGGTTTACGGAAAAACAGACGTGACTGTAATTGTGAACAAAACGCCGTTCTATGGTGGACATGTTCATTTCTTACCTACTACTAATACGGTTATGCCAGAGATTGATAAAGACTTGACTCAGAAAGAGGAACAAGTATTAGCAGTATACAACGGTGCTTATCGTTTGACGTTTACAGGAGATTGGTACCAAAACGTGACACAGTCAGTTATGATTGATAATCGGACAAATCGGGTTGATTTAGAACTAGTCTATAAGACGGTTGCGGACGGTCAGAATGCTAGTTATGACGGAAGTTGGAACGAAAATCCAACATTTATTTTTGATGGAGGTGTAGCATGACGGAAAAAATTCCAATTAGAGTACAGCATAAACGCATGTCATCTAGCGATTGGGCAAATAGCCCTCTTATTCTGCTTGATGGCGAATTGGGCGTTGAGAGCGACACAGGCAAAGTCAAAGTCGGGAACGGTCGTGACCGATTCACAGCCTTACAGTATCTAACAGGGCCGAAAGGTGACCGCGGAGAGCGTGGCGAACAAGGGCCAAAAGGTGCGGACGGGGTCATGCGATTCGAGGAGTTGACGACTCAACAAAGAGAGAGTTTAAAAGGTGCTCAAGGCCCAGCAGGGCCAAAAGGGCCTCCAGGGCCAGAAGGGCCTAAAGGAGCAACTGGGATGCCAGGATTAAGAGGAGGAGATGGCCCTCAAGGCCCTCCAGGCCCTCAAGGGCCTATCGGTTTAACTGGTTCGCAAGGTATTCAAGGCCCAGCAGGGCCTCCAGGGCCTAAAGGGGCGAATGGCGAGCCTGGGCAAAATATTATTAATCAAAATGGCGGACAACCACTTAAATATTGGGCTGGAACTAAGTCTCAATATGACGCAATTGCTACTAAAGATGCTAGTACCATCTATGATATTTATACGGCATAGGAGGTAATATGGAACGAGAAGGAATTTATGTAGGCAACAAAGAAGTTACTCAGAGATATATCGGCTCAAGACTTGTTTGGGAGAAAATGAAATTGCTGTTTAGTGGTAACGTATCAATAAATTATTTTAGGGATAGTAGTCAAATAATTCTTAATAAGGATTTCTCTCAAAGCACTATAAAGGCTTTGGAGATAAACGGGCAAAAAATTCCATTTTCTAGAGCCGAAAACCAGACAAATCAATCTTATATAACTTTCAGTGATTCTGTTGCAACATTCGAACAAAAAACGGGATTCAATAGATATAGAAGTTATTACAGGTCGATTCCTGTGAAAATTTATGGGTATGGGGGTTAACAAATGGACATCACTATTCAAAACGTCCGTGCGCCTGCTCTAGAGCATAATGGGCGATATTATAAGGTATTTCAACCACAAACACGCGATGAACTGCTAAAACTTCATCACATGGGGTGTGCTGGGGATACCGTGATAACTGATATTCAGTTGGAACAAGGGGATTTTCCTACCAGCTTTGTAGAGCCTACTGTTACGCAACGTACTTTGTCTGGACTCTTCAAGGATTTACGTTCTATTGAACTTGAGTTAAGAGACCAGAATAGCACACTTTGGAGCAAAATCCAGAAAAGCAATCAAG